CGGATTTTTCCCGTTTTGACGGGCATGTATCACCAGCTTTGAGGCAGCTGGAGGAAGCCATTATGCTCCGTGCTTTCAGAACAGATTGCACCAATGAGCTTATTGGCCTCCTCAGGTCGCAGTACTGCTTGAAAGCCTTTGGGCGTTTAGGCACGAAGTATGACACCGGTTACGCTAGATGTTCTGGATCGCCCGAGACATCTTCATTTAATTCCTTGGCAAATGCGTTCGTCGCTTATCTCACCTTACGGTCTGATAAGGCTTCGAGGGGACACTTCTGTGACCCCACAGAAGCGTGGACAAGGCTAGGAATTTACGGAGGTGATGACGGGTTGACGCCAGATGTCTGTCCGATTACATACGTCAGATGTGCCAGGATGGTAGGTCAGGTCCTAGAAGTCGAACCGGTGACTCGAGGGTCCTTTGGGATCAAGTTCCTGGCTAGAGTTTATGGACCTGATGTCTGGTTTGGTGATATGAATTCGGTGTGTGACATGGGCAGGCAGCTGTCTAAGTTTCATACCACTGTGTCCATGCCATCGTCTGTTGGATCAAGAGACAAATTGTTGGAGAAGACTCGTAGTTTTCTCCTTACTGATCGCAATACTCCAATAATTGGAGATTTGTTAAGACGGATTGAAGCTATTGACACGAGGGGAGTGCATGATGAAATTCATCTCTCAGCCCATTACGACTTTAAATGGCAATCTGACTACGCCCCTGAGGTACATTACCCTAACGACCCCACAGTATCGTTGTGGGCTGGCCTCGAGGTGGAAAGGAGCCTGATAAACCGTTATGGTTTCAGAGTTGAACACTTCCGAGAGTGGTTATCCAAGGTAACCACGTTGGACGAAGTGTTGTCCGCTCCCGTATCATTTTGCGATCGTCCCCACCCAGTTGTCAAACAACGTATGGTTGTGGATGGGGAGATCGTGTCACCAGTAATGTGTATTAACTCCGTAGTGGGTTTTAAAGAAAAGAAGAAGAGGCGTGGAAAACCGCCGTCTTCTAGTGGCTCACTGACCGGTAATGACAATCGGTCATTAGTTGCGAGGCATACCTCAAAGCGCAGCGCGCCAGAGGTCATGCCCGCTCGTAGATCGGCTAGATCCTTTGGGTCTGGCCGTGTCGAGCGGGCTTAAGCCCGCATTCCCCTCATCGGCGCCCACATGCCTTGGACATGTGGTCCCGTTTAAAGTTGTGTCGATGAGTGAGAAAACGGGAAGTAAGACTGCACGCCGAAAGGCGAAGCG